TAATAGGAGAATATAAATTATGGCATTAACAGGTGCAACCCCCGCATCACGAGTAGGACAAAATCTTGCTACAGGTGATGTGAATCAATTGTTTCTGAAAGTTTTCTCAGGTGAGATTCTAACAGCTTTCGAAACATCTACAGTCATGAAGGGACTACAAACACTTAGAACTATTTCTAGTGGTAAGTCTGCTTCATTCCCCGTGACAGGTATCGCTTCAGCGAACTATCACACAGTCGGTAACTCTATCCTAGAAACAGAATCAGGTGGAAGTTCTAAATACTTATCAGACATCCAAAAGACAGAGAAGCAAATCTTCATTGATGATATGCTAGTATCTTCAGTCTTCTTGGCTAACATTGATGAGATGAAGAACCACTATGATATCCGTTCTATCTATGCATCAGAGTTAGGTAAAGCATTAGCTAAACGTTTCGACATTGCTACAATGAAGACTCTATTTGGTGCTTCAGGTACTGCTGCTAACATCTCAGGTGTTACTGCTGCAGGTTCTCGTATCACATCAGGTGTAGACCACTCTACTGCTCAAGGTATCATTGATTCCTTATATGCAATGGCTGCTAAACTTGATGAGAACGAAGCTCCATCAGAAGGACGTTTCGCTATCTTAGCTCCATCTACATACTACAAGTTAATCACTTCTGACAATGTTGCTGTATCTAATGCAGGTGCATTCGGAGGTACTTCAAGCGTAGTTGGTGGATTCAATGTTAAGTCCCCATTCGAGAGTGCTACCGCTTCAGGTATCGTTCCTCAAGTTGCAGGTATTAGCTTATTCAAGTCTAACCACTTAGTAAGTATCGCTGCTTCAGGTGACCAAACATCAGGTACAGATATTGATTCTAATGCAGGTATCAATAATGATATAACAGGTAGTGCTACAGGTGCAGGGTATAACTCTGACTTCACAGGACTTGTTACAGGTTCTGCAGGTAGTGAAACTTATGGTATCATTGGTGGTACTAAAGGAGCTATCGGTACTGTTAAACTCTTAGACTTAGCTACTGAGTCTGAATACCAAATCGAAAGACAAGGACACTTGTTCGTTGCTAAATATGCAATGGGACACGGATGTCTACGTCCTGAGTGTGCGGTATCAGTCCTAGTTGACTAATATAACCCTCTTAAGCCCTCATAGGTATATTCCTATGGGGGTTTTTTTATATTTATAATTATATGCCAAATACATTAGACCCAAATAGTGCTGTTCCTACAATTCTACAGGATTCAGTCAATATCGTTCTCTCCACTTTAGGAGAAGCACCTGTAAATTCGCTTACAGGAACTACCGCATCTCTTGCGTTAAATATTATTGAAGAAGTAAGTAACGATATTCAAAGTAAAGGATGGTGGTTTAATCAACAGACAGGAGGTAACTTTAGTTCTTCAGCTAATATTATCATATATCCTTCTAATACAAGTAGTGATTGGCATGCTAACATTCCTGAAGAAGCAAGACGATACATTACAATACGAGCCGCTCGGATAGCTCATACTAGACTCATAGGAACTGAAGAGAACTTTAAGTTCAGTTTTCAAGAAGAACAAGTATCGTTAGCAATATTACAACAAGCTCACGTTAGAAATTCTAATGGTGACTTATCTTTCTCATCCTACCCATCAGATTTAAAAAATCTAGGTATTGATGAATATATTTTTATACAAGGGAACTTAGAAGAAAAACTAAGGACCATAGGGCTCGCTAGTGAATTATCTAACAGAGCTAAGACAGTTGCAGAGACTGCTTTATTAGGTAGACAATCAAACAATGTTTATGCTGATACTACACTTAAAGGAGCACAAGCTACAGATGTGGCAGCTGATACTACGCTTAAAGGTAAGCAAGGTTCTCTTGTAGACGCTCAAAGATTAGATGTTAATAAAGATACTGAAGTAAAAGGAAAACAAAAGGAGCTAATTGGAGCACAAGCAACTGATGTCGCTGCTGACACAACCTTGAAAGGTAAGCAAGGAGCTCTCCTTGACTCACAAAAGACAGAGTTAGACGTAAAAACCCTTATAGGAGCAACCGCAGAGAGCACGTTTATGACACAAGTTCTTTCAGGGGTGTCAGCTAGTTACGTTGATTATGCTCCTGAGTTTAGAATTATGGGTATTCAAGAAACAGCTTTTCAAGAAATGCCTGCATACAAAAAATATGAATTATTACATGATGCACAAACAATGAAAACTGCTCGTGGGTTAAACGTAGTACCAACAGGTCAGCTATTAACGAGTTTAAATAATGTGTTAGGTCTTATAGGTGAGCCTAGATTACAATCACCAAATTTAAACTTAACTCATAGTTCTATAGCTTCAGAAGCTTATAGTTTACTATATCAAACCGACAGAGAGTTACAAAGTCGTGGATGGTGGTTTAATACAGAAGATAATGTAGAATTTACAGCAAATCATCAGGGTCAAATATCTTTGGCTAGTTTTGCCACTCTTCTTAGCGTTGAATTAAATGATATTCCTCATACTACAATATTCTTAGACGATGGAAGTAATGTTCGTTTACTCAAGGATTTAAATAAAAACTCAACAACAAGTTTCTCAGGAACTGAAAAAGGAAGAGTAATTTTCTTAAGAGATATTGCCGTAAATGAAGTACCTGAAAAATATCGTCAGTATCTTGAGGTTCGTGTAGCTATGATATTAACAGAGCTATATCCACAAAGCGGTATTGATGTTCAACGTCTTCCTAAGATGGAAGCAGAACTAGAAACTTACTTCAAAGATAGAGAAGCCGAAGAGGGTAACTACTCTGTGTTTGACAACTATGATGCATCCGTTAGAGTTGGTGTGAACCGTTCCTATAATTTATTCTAATGCCATTAATTAATACTTCGATACCTAATCTTATACAAGGTGTATCACAACAACCTGATGTAACTAGATTTAGCGGACAATGTGAGCTACAAGAAAATGCAATGAGCTCTGTTGTTGATGGATTAGCTAAAAGACCTAATACAAGGCATGTAGCTCGATTACTTACATCAGCTATAAGTAGTAATAGTTTTGTACATTTTATAAACAGGTCAGATGCAGAGCAGTATGTTGTTATACATGATGGAACTTATCTATGTGCCTACAATTTATCTGATGGTGCTGAAGCAACTATTACAGAAGGGACTACCGATTATAAGAGCACACTTCCTGCGGGAAAATACCCTGCAAATGGTTATCTAGCTCCAACTACCCCTAGAACTTCTTTTAAAGCTCTTACTGTCTCTGACTCTACCTTTTTAGTTAATACTTCTCAAGTAGTAGCTCAAGGTACTACAACCTCTAATGCACTTGAGGGTGATGCTCTTATCTTTATTAAGCAGGGAGACTATGCAAAAAAATACGGGTTTAAGCTTGAGTATAAAATAGGCGTAGGTGACCCCCTTTATATATACCCTATAGCTTATAATAGTGGAGGTACTAACTATGAATTTAGAAATAACTCTGCAGGATATTTTGTTGGGTTAGGTAACTCTAACAATCCTTCAAACACCGATTCAGCTAATGGTAATAATTTTTCAATAGGTGACGTTGTTACTATTCCCCTTCCCTCTACAATAAACTATGCGGGCGTAACCCATGATATACAGGTAACAACTCTACCAACATTAGAAGTTACAGATGTTAATACCAGTTTTGGGGTATCCCAAGCAAAAATTGTAAATGGAGGGTCTTTTAAATTTTATAATAGTGGTGCAAGTGCTTACCTTGCAACAAGTACAGGTCCGACTTTTATTAACTCTAGTGGTGGGGATGGACTTCTAGTAATCCCAAGTACAAATAGTCGAACTACCGCTACTGTCTATGAAACTAACTATGCATCGTCAACGGGGACATCTACTAGTAGTTCTCAAGCAACAGCAGGGAATGCGGATTCCGCAACAATCCTTACAGGACTAGGAAGTCATGATGCTAGTGGTAGTATGGATACTTATTTTGACCGTGTAACAACAGAAACAGAACAGAATTTATATGTAATAAGTGCAAAATCTACTGTAGCTAGTTTTAATATAAGTCCAATTGACGGCTTGGCAGGAGATGGTATAGGAATAGTTTACAAACAAGTTAATTCTATAGATGATTTACCTTTATACGCTAAGAATGATTTTAAAGTTAAGGTTAGTGGGGATGCCGAACTTAATGAAGATGATTACTATGTACAGTTTAAAACAACAAGTGGTGACACGTATGGCGTAGGTTCTTGGGTAGAGTGTCTTGGGGATAATGTTATTAAAGGATATAACAGTTCCACCCTTCCTATAGAGTTAGTAAATAATGCTGAAAATCAATTTAAAATAAGAACTATGAAGTTTGCAGATAGAGTATCGGGAAATGATGATACAAATCCTTTAGCTTCTTTTAAAGGTCAGGCTATTTCAAATCTATTCTTTTTTAAAAATAGGTTAGGGTTCTTAAGCAATGAAAACATTATCATGACTGAAAGTGGTCTTGGTCAATTAGATGATACAGGACAATTAGAATACAATTTTAATAGGTCAACCGTAACATCATTACTTGATGATGACCCGATAGATATTAGCGTGTCTAGTAGTCGAGTTACTAACCTTAAATCAGCGGTAGGTTTCCAAGAGAATCTTATATTGTTCTCAGCGAACGGACAGTTTGTTCTTAAAGGTGGTGATGTTCTCACACCAAAGACTGTATCGATTACCCCTGTTACTAACTTTGATATAGACGCAAATACAGACCCTATAGCATTAGGAGCTTATGTATACTTTCCGTTTAATCGTGTCGGGTTTACAGGTGTAAGAGAATTTAGTCTTAATGCAAGTACAGATGTCTATGACTCTACAGAGGTTACCGAACACGTACCTCGTTATATTCCTGAAGGAGTAAATGTCTTTACAGGGACAACCTCAGAGGATTGTTTACTTACAGTATCTGAAAATGACCTAAGTACATTATATGTGTACCGCTACTTCTATAGTGGAGCAAAGAAACTATTAAGTTCTTGGTTTAAATTTACTTTAGATGGAGAAATAAGGGGAGCATCCTTTATTAAATCTACTTTATATATTGTATTAGCTAACCCTAGTACTGAGACTAACTTAGTCAAAATTCCTTTTACTGCAGGCTTAACCGATAGTAATGTTAATCATAATACTCATTTAGACATGAGGTTCTATAAGAGTTTAAGCAACACAGATACTATCACCCTTCCCTACACAGCAGATACAAATACATTAAAATGTTTCAAAACAGACGGTACTGCTCTCACTTGTACTAACACTAATACTACACTTACGCTTACTAACGGAAATGTTACAGGTAACGTGTGGGTAGGACTACCATACACTATGAAGTACACTTTTAGTGAACTTATCTTCAAAGAGTCTAGCGGACAGAATGTAACACCGTCAAACTCATCTAAGCTTATGCTAAAGAATGGTACTTTGTTTTTCTCCGACACCTCTACATTTAAAGTAAAGGTGACCCCTAAGAACAGAACTACAGACGAAAATATATTTGCTGCCTCTACAGTTGGTGGCACAGTCTTAGGCACATTAGACCAATCAGATGGGGCATTTAGATTCCCTATCTTCTCTAGTGCAGAAGACACAACTATAACCGTTGAAGATGATTCAGCATTTAATGTAAAATTATCCTCGGCAGAATTTGAAGCCCTTGTCAAACCTCGCTCAAAACGCTTCGGATAGATTTGTAGCTAAACAAGGTAATTGTACCATTGTTGAAGCTACTCAGAATCATATCGGACAGATAGCCCCTTTTGTAAGAAAAGAGGAAAAGATAGAAGTCGCATGTATGGGACGGTCTGTTGAAGACGCTATGTTAGACGGATTAACTAGAGATGACTGTACATTAACCGTTAAAGACAAATATGATGTTCCATTCGCTATGTTTGGCGTTGGACGTAATCTAAACCAAGCTTACATATGGATGTTGGGTACAGATGCCCTACTCGATAATATGTACGATTTTGTTCGTTACTCACGTAAATGGACACAAATATTAACCAAACCTTATAAAGTAACATACAACTTTGTTCATCAAGATAATGAAATATCTATACGATGGCTAAAGTTTTGTGGTGCTCAATTCATCAGAAAATTAGAAATTAACTCTCACCCTTTCATGGAATTTATAATTATATCAAAAAATGTGTGACCCCGTAACAGCAACTGTGATGGGCGTAGCCCAAGCGGGTATGTCCATACAAGGACAAAAAATCCAAGCAAAAACCCAAAGAATTACTCAACGTAATGCTTCTGAGCAGGAAAGAAAACGCTATCTAGCAGAGGTTAGTAGTAGCAGACTACAACAACGACAAAACGAAGTAGCTGCCGCTCAGAAAAACCGTCAGATAGCTAGAGAATCTATGCGAGCTCAGGCTACTACAAGAGCATCTGCAGGTGAATCAGGAGTAGCAGGATTAAGTATAGATGCGTTAGTTGATGATATTAAAAGACAAGAAGGGCAAGCACAGTTCTCTATAACCCAACAAACTAGCTTTGAAGATGCTGCAAGAGAACGAGCATTAGAAACCTCAGGATTAGGGTTCACAAGCAACATACTAAGAATTAATAAACCAATACAAAAAGTAAATTACCTTGGGGCTGCTCTTGAAGGGGCTCAAACAGGTATGAGTTTCTATTCAGCAGGAACTGATATGGGGCTGACAATGCCTTGGGCAAAAGATTAATAATATGGCTAAAACAATTACAATAAACGATAGCTCTGATAAAAGGGTGCAGGTAAAAAATATAGATGAGTATGCTCTGCGTACTGCTGTATCAGTAGATAGAGGTGTACCTACTTATGTACAGGACACTCCTAAAACAAATTCAGCATTACAGATGGCAGAGGCTCTTCGACAAACCCCCAATGTCATGAAACAGTTTACTGCTATCCAAAAAGCAGCGGGGGAAGAAGAAGCATCAGCGGTTAAATCTACTGAATTATTAAATGAATTAAAACAAGATAGCCCTACTACATTTTTAACATATGCAAAACAAAAAGCATTTCGGGATTCACTTCAAAAACGTTATATACAAACAGACTTTTTACCTAGAGTAAAAGCAAAAGCTAATGACTTAGTTGATGTAAATAAATATAAAACATGGGACGAGTTCACTAAGAATGGATTACAGCCTTTTGTTGACGAAGAGTGGGCAAGCTATCAAGCAAATGTAGGAGAAGACCTAGCTAATTCAAAGTCCTCTAAGATACTATTTGGTTCAGTTACTGATAATATTTTAGGTGAATTGAAAGAAAGTTATTTAGAAGCTCAGGATACTTTTACTTTAAATAATTTATCGGAAGAAAAAACTACTACATTAACTTCTATTATTACCCGCAGAGATGATGAAGGTAATGATTTAAGTGTAGATGCTAAAGAACTAGAAAATTGGGTTAAAAGTTATGATACCTTAGGTAAAGAATATGGTGTCGATAATGCTAGTTTATCAAAAGCAATGCGTTCAAATATAACACAAGCTGCCGAACGATTACGTTTAGATGGTAAACTAAAAAGTGCAAATGAGTTAATGGACTTAGCAGATAAAATAGTAATAGGAGGGCAAAAAATTTTTGGTGATACCGCTACACAAAAAATCTTTGCTCAGACTAGAAGTAATATACGTACTGAGTTAGAATCAGACGAAAATGACGAGGATTCAGAAAAATTTAAGGATAATGTTAATTATGCTACACAACAGATAACTACTGCATATGGAATAGCTCAATATCAAACTTATGAGGCATTAACAACTAAACAAAGAGAGGCAATGTTAGCGGGATTTCAACGTATTAATCCTGATTATTCCATTACAGATTTAAATACTGCTATGTCCGATGCCCCTTCGATGTACGATGGGTTAGAAAGCATTATGAGAGATTTTAGTCTCGGTGGAGATGTACAAAGAAAAATATGGTCCTCTGTTTCTGCTAAAACGAAATCAGGAAGAGTGGAACAACAAAGTTTGGTCCGCCCTAGTATAGTCCCTGAAAAAGGTCAGAAAGCTATAATCGATAAATTTAAAGAGGCAAAAATAGACGACCCTGAGCTAACCGCAGAAGCGTTCGCTAAAGCAAACCGAGTGGTTATGTTTCCTGCTTTAGTTAACACAGATAAACAATTTGATACCTATTCATGGTTTTATAATGATACTAGATTTACAGATGCGAAAGATAGATTTCGTAATGTTATTGAATTAGCGGACGAAAAAGCTAGAGGTGGTAAAGGTTCTAGTTCGAAAGCAATCGACACTTACATGGATGCTAACTATGATTTCTATATTAATGATATTAAAGAAAGAGTCCTTAGTGGAAACCTTAGCGAAGCGGATGCTTGGACAGAAATGGAGACCATGGGGGCAGAAGCCTCAGAAAGATTTATGTCTGCTCTTCACTATGAAGACTCCGACATTAATATAAATGACATGACGAGGGATGATTTCCGAGACAACTTAATAGGTAAAATAAACGAGGAGGGTAAAGACTCAAACTCCGCTTGGTGGAAAATCCCCTTTGTTGAATACACTACTGCTGACACCTTTGATATGCATGAATATCCCTCGCTAAAAGCTATATATGGAGGCTCAAACATTAATACTTCAGAAGAAGTAGGAGGAACGACTGCAGCCGAGGTAATTAATAAGGATAGAGAGACCATGATCAATAAAGATGCAGCTAAGTCGGTGAATACTCGTAATACACGTGGTCAACCAGACGCTACATCTAACAATACTAAGATGTCTGAGTCACGTGTAAACAAAATGTCTACACAACAGTACGAGAAACACCAAGACGAAATCATGGAAGCTATTAGAAAAGGTGAATTTATTTACGATATTTCTGGTAGCGCACGATAAAAAGACTTGACAAGTCTTAAATAAAGAATATAACTATATACAATAGGTTTAACACAGCCCCCTACTTATTTGGACTACCTGTGTTAAACCTACTTTCACAAACATGAATAGTTTTAACGACTACCTAAAGTCTTGTGGCCCGTTATGTAAAAGGTCGGCCAACTTTTTATAATATCGTTACCCAATAGACTTAGCCTCATTACATACCGTTTGTAGTTTGTATCTGTGTCTTAATGCAAAGGATTAATATAATGGCATTCCAGACAGCTACGGGTTATGGAAATCTACCTAATGGTAATTTTAGCCCAGTTATCTACAGCAAACAGGTACAGCTT